TGGCGCAGGTCATTTATCTGGTGGCACTTATTATTTTTCAGGCGGTGGTGGTGGAGCATCATCAGGATCAGGCGCAGCAGGTACAGGCGGACTTGGTGGTGGTGGCAGAGGCGGAAAAGACAGTACACAAACAGCGCAAAGTGGCACAGCAAATACTGGCGGTGGAGCAGGTGGAGGAACACCTTCATCGGGTGGCAGCGCAGTAGGTGGCGGTTCAGGAATTGTTATTGTGAGGTATGCAGTATGAGCCACTGGGCAGAAATTGATTCTAATAATAAAGTTTTAAGAGTATTAGTAGGCGACAATAATGACCCTGCTGGCGATGAAGGTTACTCTTGGTTGGTTAATAATCTTGGTGGCACCTGGATTAAAACTTCATATAATGCTGCAATAAATGGATTTCGCAAAAATTATGCAGGAATAGGTTATGTTTATGATGAACAAAGAGATGCATTTATTCCACCGAAACCTGATAATGCAACAGTCTTTGATGAACATAAATGTCAATGGATAGTTTCTTTGCCTTATGAAGCCTAAATTATACGGAGTTTAATTTGACTTTACTTTCAGCTAATGGATGGATAGCTTCAAAAGATCCTAAAGAAATTGGAATTAAAAGCTATGAAGTACCAGGCACCAAAGTTAAATTGCGGTGCGCCGAAATGGTGGCACCGTTACTAATTACTTTTGCTAGCGAATTTCATAAATTGATCGAGCCGATCGATGAAGGTGCGTTAGATGATTGGGGTTACTGTTTTCGCCAGGTCCGAGGTGCCACAGATAAGCTATCAAATCATTCAAGCGGTACAGCTATCGACCTTAACGCGCCCAAGCATCCTTTAGGTAAAGTAGGCACTTTTGATCCTGAAAAAGTACCCATGATTCGAGCTTTATCTAAAAAATATGGGCTTCGTTGGGGCGGAGATTATATAAATCGAAAAGACGAAATGCACTGGGAAATAGATTTACCACCTGCGAAAGTCGCAGCTTTAATAGTAAAGTTAGGTCTATAAATGATAACCTTGCAAAAAACGGTAACTACCACCGCAACATTATTAGTAACAGCCGATCCGCACGATCAAACGGTTTTATTACATACCGCTTCGGGAGCCTGTTATATTGGAAACGCCAGCGTTACAGCTTCGACAGGTTTTAGAATTGATAATAATACTGAAGTAACCTTACCTTTAGGGGCTTACGAAGCTTTATACGGTATAACTGCATCGGGTACCGATACGGTTTACGTATATAGCGAAGTCAATTAAGGAGCAAGTATGGCAATTAAACAAATGTTTTTATCCTGGCTTAGAGCTGCAATAGCTTCAGCTGGAGCTTTATTTATGGCCGGCACCACCGACCCAAAAACTCTGGGTTATGCGCTGCTATCCGGTTTTATTGGACCTGTTTTAAAGTGGCTGGATACTTCAGCTACAGATTTTGGCCGTAAGGCTTAAATATGAATGCTGCGGATTGGGCTGCTTTTGTGGTGGCATTTTGCACGATTGCCGCTTTCTTTATCGGCTCGATCCGCTGGCTAGTCAAGCATTACCTATACGAGCTTAAAGAAAATGCCGGTAGCTCGATAAAAGATTCTATAATCAGGCTTGAAGAAAAAGTCGAAATTCTGTACGAAATGATGCTGCATAACAAATAGTTATAATTCGGCGTGTCTGTCCTTGCGTTATGTCGGTGGATAGCCTTACCCTTTTAATGCTGGTAACGAACGTTACTAGCAGTAAGGGCTACTAATGAAATATATCGATTATGCCGCCTACCTAATGCTGGCGGTTTGCGTTGCGAGTTACTTCTACTCAATAGGCTATAAAGACGGAAAACGTGAAGGTTATCGCCAAGCTGCAAAGTGGCGTAAGCAGGTGGTAAATGATCGTTAAAGCTGCGGAGAATCGCTGGTGCGATTATTGCAAAATCCAATGGGGCAAAATTAAAGACGATTGGCACCCAAAAGCTAAAACTCCGGCGGTGGTAGTTTGCATATCAGAAACACACCTTGGAGAGCATAACGAAAGAGCTTACTGCGTTAATCACAGAGCAGAGATCTCTACCTGGGCCGATGGATCAATATGGCCTTTAGCCGACCAAATGGCATACGGCAAAAAAGTAATTCAAGAGATGGCCGAACGCAAAGCGGCCAAATTAGCAGCGGAAGCGGTGAAAAATGTTTAATTTAAACGATTATGAAGATGTGGCTACCCGGATAAAGCGTGTGCATGAAAACTATCCGTTGGTTCGTTTCAACGTAAGAGAGCTGAAAATAGATCACCAAGCCGGCTACTGTTACGTCGTAACTGAAATCTACAGAGATGCAAACGATCTAAACCCTGCCGTCGTCGATGTAGCTTATGAAGCTAGAAGCGATCGTGGAGTAAACAAAGATTTTTGGGTCGAAAATTGTGTAACTAGCAGCTATGGAAGATCCGCTGGCCTGCTCCTGGGCGTAGATAAAAGACCTACTAAGCAAGATATGGAAAAGGCCCAAAAACTGGCCCAAGAGCCGATTGTAAGCGATTATAAAAGCGGATCTAAACCTGTACAGCCTTGGGCAGAATCTATGGCTCTAATAGCTACTGAGTTAGGTGGCACCGAAATAGAAAAGGCTCCTATATGTAATCATGGCGTAATGGCCCTTAAAAAAGGCTCAAAAAATGGCCGGGATTATTATGGTTATACCTGCATTATGGGTAAAGCAAGTGGATGCGAATCTATTTGGTATAAATTAGATGCGAATGGCAAGTGGCAACCGCCTAAAAAACCTGCGTACTCTGTATCGCCCAAATCAGGTGCCAATATTGACGATATGCTGCAAGGTAACACGTGATGGAATACGTCGAAATAATTAAAAATGGCACGCTAGTACAAATAATCGACGGTGAAGTTACCAAGGTTATAGCTACCAAATATTGCGATAGCTGCAATTCTGAGCAAGATCCAACAGCTGGTATTAGTGTCCATGACGTAGATAGTCGGGTGATCTTATGGATCTGCTCCAAGTGCCGCAACATATAAGAATAATCCTCGATTACGCCCAAGAGGTCGAAGCTCACCAAGTCGGCTTAAAACGTGTAACCGAGATTAATGGCCGAGCTGACCATCCAAGCCGAGGTAACAAAGGTTTAAACTTCCATGAATATATAAGCGAATGCTCTGAATCGGTAGGAGCTGAAATAGCTGTAGCGCAATTCTTTGGAATCAAAAACTTTAAACCAACGGTAAACACTTTTAAAAATGAAGCCGATATAGGGGCTAGGATTGAAGTCAAATGGACCAAGTACAAAAATGGGCATTTAACGATAAGAGCTTCCGATCGGTCCAAGGATGTAGCTGTATTGGTCACTGGTAAAAGCCCTGTTTACGATATTGCAGGCTGGATTCCGGTCCAAATGGCGCGTAAAGCCAAATACCACCATTCTCAATTTTTAGATTACTGGGTACCGCAAAATAACCTATTTCCGATTGAAGATCTGAAAAGGAGTGTTTATGGATCTACTGAAATTTAATTGCCGAGTATGTAAAAAAATAGTAGATGGCAAGGTGATAACAGATTTTACAGAGCTGCTACCACCTGGCCTTAAATGCCTAGAATGCCAAGGCTGCGGAATCTTAGGAATCGAGTTAATAAATGAAAATAATGAGTAGCGACTTGCCGTCTGACCTGCGGTTTTACCGTAAACCCTTGACCTTACTGGTACGCTCCACTCGCGCAGGGCGAGCCGCTTCAGCGGTAAGCTCGCTAGGCGCGGTGGTGCTATCGGGCGTGCTATGTGTAAACGCTGAAGCTGCTACACCGGAAATACAAACATATAAGATTTATACGCATATTAAATTAATGGATACAAAAGAGTTTATCTGCGTTAATTATTTATGGAATCGTGAAAGTAATTGGAATCCAAAAGCTAAGAATAAAAAGAGTAGTGCTATGGGAATACCACAGCTGCTTAATATGAAAGAAACCGATCCGTTTAAACAGATAGATTTAGGATTAAAATATATTAAAGCGCGTTATTCAACAGCGTGTAATGCTTGGGCATTCTTTAAAGTTAAGGGGTACTACTAATGGTTAAAGGTAGGGATCCAAGATTAAGTAGAAAATACAAAAAGCAAAGGCTATTGGTATTAGCTAGAGATGGTTATACTTGCGTGTATTGTGGTCAAGAAGCAGATCAAACAGACCACGTTATACCAGTAAGTAAGGATCCACACTTAGCTCTTGATCCAAATAACCTGGTAGCCTGTTGTAGAAAATGCAA